CCCCCCCCCCCGCCCCACCGGCCGCCGCAGGGCCCGCCGCCGCGCGGGCCGGCGCCGCCCTAGCCGGCGGCGCTATCACCGCATTAGCTGTCACCGGCATTAAGCAAGCGGCCGATCTGGAACAGTCCGTAGGCGCTGTTAATACAGTTTTCAAGGACGGCGCTAGTCAGATGCATGAATATGCCGAAGGCGCCGCCGAAGCGATGGGCCTCTCGCAAAACGAATATAACCAGCTCGCAACGATCCTCGGAACACAGCTTAAAAACGGTGGTACCGCAATGGATCAACTTGCCGGTAAAACTAACGAATTGATCGGCCTCGGCGCCGATCTCGCGTCAATGTTTGGCGGAACGACGCCGGAAGCAGTCGCCGCGCTATCCTCGGCCCTCAAAGGTGAACGTGACCCGATTGAACGGTACGGCGTAAGCCTTAAACAGGCTCAGATCGACGCGAAAGCCGCCGAGTTAGGATTTCAGAAGGTTGGCGGATCGCTGTCGAATGAGGCGAATCAGGCCGCAACCTTGGCATTGATTATGGAGCAGACCGCCGACGCGCACGGCAACTTTGCAAAAGAAACCGATACATTAGCGGGCCAACAGGCTATTTTATCGGCGCAATGGACGAATTTCACGACCAATATCGGCGAGGCGTTTATTCCAGTGCTCACCAAGGTTATGAGTGTCGTGACAGGTAGCCTAATGCCCGCTCTACGCGATTTCGGCGGCTTTATCTCTTACTCGCTTTCAAGTTTCATGGAAAGCAGCGGCGGCGCTATCGGTAAATTCGCCGAATCGCTCACCGGCCTCGGAGAAATGGCAATTCCTTTCGCCCGGCGCGTGGTTAGTGCCCTCGGCGACGCGATTAACTTTGTTGGTCAAATCTTTTCGGCGATCGAACCTATCTTATCTAGTGCGATCAGCGGCATCATGCCCCACCTATCGGCGATGGGCACAAAGCTCTCTGAACTATGGTCAGCTGTCACCGGATTTGTTAGCGTGCTAGTCGAATGGCTTTCGCCCGCGATTCGTGACCTCGCACCCGTGGTTCAAAACATTTTCAGCACGATCGGCGCGGTTGTCACAGACGTATTCGGCGTAATTGCCGGCGTCTTTAACGCTCTGAAAGCATTGTTTACCGGCGATTGGCAAGGCCTCTGGAACTCGGTTAAAGACATTTTCGGTAATGTTTGGAACCTTATTAAAGACATCCTCGGCGGCGCCTTTAACCACATTAAAAATATCGTGCTCGGCCTCGGAAATGCCATTAAAGACCTTTTCGGCAATGCATGGAATTCCGTTGTTAATATCGTGTCTAACGCCGGCGGCCGCGTAATCGATGCGGTAGCAAGTTTGCCCGGCCGCGCGCTCTCGGCCCTAGGTAATATCGGCTCATACCTTTGGAACGCCGGTACCGATCTTATTCAAGGCTTTATCAACGGTATTAAGCATATGGGCGGCATGTTGTGGGATGCGGTTGTTGGAATCGTTAAAGGTGCAATTAACGGTCTTAAATCGTTCCTCGGTATTGCGTCGCCGTCGAAGCTGATGCGACAATTCGGCATCTTTACGGGTGAAGGCTTTATTCAAGGCTTGAACCTTATGAATAAGCCGGCCGCCGAAGCAATGGAAGACCTTGTATCAATCCCCTCGACGCCGACAATCGACGTAAACAGTAATCACATGCCGAGCGCATTCAACGGCGCCGTGTATAACATCACGATTAACGGCGTACTCGACGCCGACGACGCTGCCCGCAAGATCGAAGACCTCTTGCAACGGCGGGCATATCGCATGGGGACGGTAACGGTATCATGATTGCCGATTGCACACTTAGCATTGCTGGCTATCAGCTAACCGGATCGACACCGGCCGGCGCGCTCGACACCGTTAAAGTCACATGGGGACGACGCGATTCTGTATCTCAGCCGTCGCCCTCGACGGCATCATGCCGTGTCTTGCTTCCTGAAGACCCGACGAATTACGCCGATATGTATACGATCGGCCGCGCCGTGGAAATTAACAGCCGCGTGCAAGTCTGGAAAGAAGGCACGGCCCGGAGCCTCGACCTAGCTAACGCCTCGATCGACGGAACGACGCTCACCGCCGGCCGTTATACGCCGCCGGCATGGGCAAATCGATTCCTAGCCGTGATACCGCCCGCCGCGCCCTCGACAACTATCGGCGCGTGGGATACGATCCCCACCGCGTCGGAAGGCCAAACGTGGAACGCCGCAATCACAATCACGCTTAGCGAAACCCCGTCATATGTAGAGATTCGCCCGGCCTATTATCAATCGCCCTCAGCTTATCCATATCTTGGGGATGCGATCGCAAGCGCTACCGACGCGGCTACGATTACCCTCGCCGCGCCTTTCATACCGCCGCCGCGCCTTTCAGGGTATTGGGTAGGTTTGGCCGTTATTGCTCAGCCGGTAGGCAAATCGTGGGACTCGGAAGTAACGCCGTGGAACCGCGAAAACGCATCGTGGAACGCGCTCAATACGATCGGCCTCGCTAACGCCTCGATCACCGCGCCCGCGAAAGCCGACTCAATCGATGTAAACGTGTTCACCGGCACTATTACCGATACATCGATTAGCCTCGATACGACGCTAAATCGGCCTATCATGACAATCACGGCATCCGATATTCTTGCCGACCTCTCACACCGACGTATCGGCTCTAATCCTTGGCCGACACACACGCTTTCACAGCGCGTCGCCGCCGTGATTAAAGAACTCGGCACGGCCGTTCGCACTGAGATTGATCCCGCGCCCGCCGCGCGTATGCTCGCATGGAAAGACGTAGACAGCCAACCGGCCGCATCAATCCTCTCGGCCGCCGCAACTAGCACCAGTGCGCTGTTATGGGCATCCTCGCACCGCACCACCGGGCCATATTTACGATTTGAAGACCCGGCACGGCGCCTTGCTCTTGGCCGCCTCGCTTTCGACGGCTCAAAAGTCAAAATCACCGCATCAACCGCCTCGGCGACGCTTAGCGCCTCTTGCATCCCGCGTGCGGGCGTCACAGTCGATCGCGACAATGCGGATAGCGCTACGATCGCTCGGCTCACGTGGAAAGAACCGGGCGTAAATGAGAAAGGCGAACGCACGCTCACCGATCGGACAATCACCGTGAAGGACGACGACGCGATCGCCCGGATCGGCTACCGCGATATCAGCATCTCAACCGAGCTGATTAACTCTCGCGATGCCGAAGACGCTCTCAGCGCTTTCTATCGCTCGCATCTGCCCGGCTCATATACGCTACCTAATCTAACCGTCGATACGTCGATACGCGGCGAACGCCTCGACCGGCAAACACTCGCCGCGATGCTCGATGCAACTCGGCGAATGGGCCTCGCACTCCGCATCACAGATTTACCGCGTTGGATGGCCGTCCCCTCGACGCTAACGGCATATCTCGACGGCGGCACGTATACTTACAGCAAACGACGCTGGTCAATCCAAATGGCCCTAACTCGGCCGGAAGCGATCGGCGCGGGCCTCGCATGGAACCAAACGCCGCCCGGTTTATCATGGAATAAAAGCGCGCCGCTCACATGGGCAATCACATCCTCGCTATCAGCATAGAAAGGTATCTATCATGCCGGCAATGACACCAACTCTGAAAATCCCCTATCCGATCGATTCAGACCCTTTGCGGAGCTTCCCACAGGTAGCGAAAGACGCCGCAACGATCCTCGACACGGCCGCAACAATGAAAGCCGTTGTACTGCCCGTTTTTGACGGCGCGTGGCGACATGACCCTGATGGTGGCATGGTGCGATCGATTAACGGCACAAACCACCTGAACATTTCCCTAGTGCGCACTGGTAGTTCATTCCACATGGACGCGGGCGGTATTATCGATATCTATCGCGTCAATAATCTTGTAAAAGTGCCAAACACTCGCGAGTGGGTAATGTGTGGCACCTTGTTCGGCCCCGGTATTTGGCCGATGCCGATCTTCCTGAATAATGGATTAGTGCGTGTGCTCTGTTATGGCCCGGTTGATATCCAAAATAACGGCGCCTACCGCGGATCGGCGGTTTGGGTAGCATGACAAACATCGAATTTCGGCAATGTTGGAATTACACACGCGGCCGTGAAGGACTTTCGCCCGATCGAATCGTTATCCATCATTGGGGAGCCGACGGGCAATCACACGATAGCGTTGTCGATTTCTTTACGCGCGGCCCCGGCTCTGGAACCTCGGCGCATTACGTTGTTTCGGCTGGCCGTATCACTCAAATTTGCCACGATTATGATACGGCGTATCATGCCGGAAATTGGGATATCAATTGCCGATCGATCGGGATTGAATGCCGTCCCGAGGCCTCAGACGGCGATATCGCTACCGTCGCCGAGCTTGTGCGACGTATCCGCTCGGAATGGGGAAATCTGCCACTAACTGTGCATTCGGATTATTATCCGACGGCTTGCCCCGGCCGGTATCATCAACTTATCGACCGCATTAACCAACTCTCACAGGAAGAAGAAGATATGCAGCTCAGCGATCAAATCATTCGCCCCGATGGGCACTCGGCAACTGTTAATGACGTATTGGCGTATATTGATATGCGTCTTGAATTGCTCGAAAAGGTGATTATCGGCGGCCAAGATAAGAAAGGCGCCGACGGAAAGCCGACAGGCGATCGTACGAATATTTTCGACGAGGCCGCATGGAACGCAACGAATTTCGCCCGTGTTTATCAGTCGATCGAAGCGCTTTCCAAGCGCGTGGATCAGCTTGTCAGTCTTATTGAGATTGGAGCCTCAAAGTGAGTGAACAGCCCCGACATGCGACACCTCAGCCGATTTCGTGGCTCACGCCTCAAATTCGTGCTTGGCTTTATGGAATCGTTACCGCGATTGTCCCGATCCTAACGATTTACGGAATTATCGATCAGAACGCCGCCCCGCTATGGCTTGCATTGGCCGCGTCTGTCCTCGGAAGTGCAACCGCTTTCGCGCACACGCCTCTATCTGACCAATGACCCCGGCGGCCGAAATTATCACGGCTTTCGGCGGATTCGGCGGATTTGCAGCAACCCTAACCGGCTTAGCAACTCTGCTAGCCGCCCGAAAGACCCGCGCACAGCTCGAACCAAATCACGGCTCAAGCGTCAAAGATCAGTTGAACCGCATCGAACGATCGCTCGACGAACATGGCGCACAGCTCGATCACCAAAGCGAACAACTCTTGCAGATCACGCGCCGAGTCGATTCAATCGACGATCACGCGCATGATACGCACCGCGAGATTTATCAGCGATTGAACGAACTCGATAAGTAAAAGAAACAGCCCCCCCCCAACCCCCGGGCCGGGGTTGTGGTTTTTGTTGTGTC